TGAAATGTATAATAATGTACTTCACTCAAGAGAAGCTTTCGAGCAAATACTTGAGGATATTGATAATTATAACAAATATTGTTATGAGCATCCAGAGTTCATTAATGGCAAAACTATAAACGCTGCCAAACATATTAATGATAAATACAATGAATGCTTAGAAAAACATAAATTTATTTAGGGAGAGTGATATTATGAAGATTGATTGGAAAAGAAAGCTATCTAGCCGTAAATTCTGGTTATCTATAGCTAACTTTGTGACGTTAATCGTTATTGCCATGGGTTATACAGATACCCAGGCAGCTCAGGTTAGTGCTATAATTATGGCCGGTGCTTCAGTAGTAGCATATATTATTGCTGAAGGCTTAACAGATAGCGCAAATGTAGCAAGTAATTTTATAATTGATGGATTCGAGGAGGATAAAGATGGCAAATCAGAATCAGAAACCGAAGAAAGAGATTAGAAAAGGTAAAGTTAATGTTAAAAATAGCTTAAACTTTAGAAAATCTCCTGAAGTTGGTGAAAATCTATTACCACAGGGCCCTATTGTTAAGGGTAAATTCGTTGATATTCTCTCTGAGAAGGAAGTTGACGGCGAAAAGTGGTACAGAATTAAATATGAAGGTAAAGTTGGCTATGTTATGGCCAAATTTATCGATATAATTTAGCGTATATCTCTATATTTTTCTCCTTAACATTTAGCTGTGGCTGGGCGTAGTATATTTTCACCTCATACTATTGCTCAGCCTTATGCATAAAAAGGTGCGTACAGTTTACATTTACTAGATATTTTTTCAATTCGTACTTTTTACTCCTTTTATAATAAGAAGGGTATTAACCCAAAAAATTATATTTAGGAGGATAAAGTTATGTTAGAAACTTTAGTTATTATCGAATCAACAATTATAATAATGTTATTAATTACAATAGGATTGTTATTATTTAAAATTGTTAACACAATTAATGAGACAAAAAGATATATAGAAGAATTTAGAAACTCATTAACTGTAGGAGCAGTTGCAAAGAAATCATTCCATGTTGTGACTGGAACATTTAAACGAATTGGAAAAGTAAAGATATTTGAGAAACCTAAAAAATTAAAGAACAAAATAAAGAAGGCTATTTAGTTAGCCTTTTTTTCTTTTTCGTACTAAGTGCACCTATTATAATAAGAAGATAAAGGAGGTGATTAGTATGAAGATACTAAAGAAATTATTTTGGATGACCGTATTTATGTTATGGTCAATAGTAGCAATATTATTTATAGCATTTATAAATGGTATTAGAAATGTAGCAAATAGAATGTATATGGAAGAAAGATTAAATAAAATTAAATAAAATTAAATAGAGGTACTGAAGAGTATCTCTATTATTTTCTTTTTCGTACTTTTTGCATGGTTTATAATAGGAAGAGAGGTCACAGGTTCAAACCCTGTCATACTTCGGTATGTAGCTCAGTTTGGGAGAGCACTCTTTCTTTTTTTTTACTTTAGTACTAAAATAAAAATCAAAGGAGGTAATAGTATGATTAAAGTATTAAAAGTATTATTAGGAACAGCAGTAGCAATTGGTGGATGCTGGGAAGGTGCTAATATAGCAACAAGCGATGCACTTAGAGAGAAGCTCAAAAACTTGGCAGATGATAAGAAGGAGGTGAATGCAGATGACACTAATGAATGTAGTGACGAAGGTTGCGAAGAATAGTTATAATTTTTATAAAGCTAACAAATCTACATTCTGTATTGGATTTGGATTAGCAGCAGGTGGAACAGCATTATATTCTGGATGCAAAGCCACAGCTAAGTCAGTTAGGGAGATTGATATTGCTAACAATGAAAGACAGCTAAATGGAGAAGATCCATTAACTAAAAAAGAAGTGTTCCAGATGGTTGGAAAGAATTATATTTCAACCGGAGCATGGACAGTTGTATCAGCAAGCTTAATTATTGCTGGACATCATCTTGATTTAAAGGCAGTTGGTGTAGCTACGGCAGCAGCAAAAGAATCAGATAATGCATACAATGCTCTAAGAGATTCTGTTAATGATATTCTTAGTGACGATAAAGATACTAAGGATAAAGTTATTAAAAAGTTTGACGAGAAAAGACATGAACTGTATGGTGATGGTCCACAGCCAATTGATAAGTATAATATATATCATGGATATCCTAACCAGGTAGTTTCTTCAAATAAACTTGAAAGATTTAAAGATGAATTTGGTTTTGAATGTTGGACAACTAGAGACGTTATAGGAACTGTCAAAGACTTATTTAAAATGGAAGTTCTTAATGATGCTAGTGAAGGAACATTAGCAGATTTCTACGATTGTATTGCATCTCATGGTGGTCACGTAATTAGGCAACCTGAGTATGCATATAGAAAAGGATATAGACAGGATCAGATAAAAGAATTTGACTTTAGACCAGATCCAGATTATGATGTCGATGGTTTATTCTATAGTATTGCCTATGACTCAGAACCAGTAGACTTATAGATATTTGGGGCTAACGAAAGTTGGCCCTAATTTTTTAAGGAGGAATATATGGAAAATAAAAAGCGATCAACTATAAAACGTGAAAAGCCAGTGCATAAATTGGTTGACAAAGACAGAATTAAAGACGACGCTAAGCAGTTAGGAAAAGAGTATATATTTCCTAGATTAAAGAAAGCTATGCAGGAATCTTTATTAAATGTTGCTGAAATGTTGATATTAGGACATGTTAGAAATAATAGAAGTGGAACTGGTGGATTTGTTGTTAAAGACTATAACAATAGGACAAACTATAATGCCATTTCAAGTGGTTATTCAGTTCCACAGCAGAATCCAGGATATTTAGCAGGAAGTGCTGCTTGGAAATTTGAGGATGTTGTATTTACAACTCCAGAAGAAGCAACAGAAGTATGGTACCAGTTACACGACTGGATTTCAGAACATGGATACTTAGATGTAAACAGATACTATGATATTTGTGAAGCCAACGTTCAGGTTCCATACACATATACAAAGTATGGATGGACTAATATTGGCGATAAGCCACAGATATTAGCAAAGAATTTTAATGGCGATGCAATGTACATTATTGCAATGCCAAATATTAGATATGTAGGAGGAAAGTAAAGATGGTAAACGGTTTAGTTAAATTTGGTAAGGCAGTATATAAGCATAGAGCTGGTATTGCTGTTACAGTTGGTGTAGTTACAGGTGTGGCATGTGTTGTTGAGACAGCACGTAAATCTGTTAAGAATACACCATGGATTCTCGACGAGCATGAGGAAAAAATGGAAGACTTAAAGGTCAAATATATGCGTAAAGACGAGAATGACAAAGATATTCTTAAAGAAGAATTAACAGATGCAGAAGTTAAGGAATTTAAGAAAGCAAAAGTTAAAGTTTACAAAGAAACAACTTGGGCTCTCACAAAGAATTATGCAGTAGCTCTTGGGTTAGGTGCTGTAAGTATTACAAGTACATTATATTCTTATAATGTGATTAAAGGTGAATATTTGGCAATAAGTACAGCTTATGCAGCTCTTAGTGATAAATTTGCTAAGTATAGAGGCAATATTGTTGAAACTTATGGTGAAATGGCAGACTTTAATGCAATGAATGATATTAAAACAGAAGTAGAAACTGATAAAAAAGGTAATGTTACAAAAACAACATATCTTTCAAAAAGGGAAGGCACAGACATAAAGATTACTCTTGATAATTCTTATTGGGGATGCTTCGATATGACTAATGCTGGAAACACTTTAATGGCGGTTAAGTCTATGATATTAGAGCAGCAGAATAGAATTGAAACTGGTGCAATTGATGGAATTACATTAGCAACAATAGCTAACAAATTAGGTTGTTACATTCCATTTGATAACATGCCAGTTGATTGGACAATGTTAGGATATGCTGAAAATGATGTAATTGATTATGATATTTCATATGATGCCAATAAAGCTCATTGGCAGAAACTTCCATATAGTGACACATTAATGGTTCCACCAATTGAGATTACATTCCATAATGTATCTCCGGTATTATCTAAGATTAATCCTGGTGATATTGAAAAACTTGCACAGGAAAATGATTACAAAGCTAGAGTAAATTGGGCAGACAATAAAGAAGTTTATGTTGAACAGCCAATTCCAATTGCAGAATAGGAGGTTCATATGAAGAATTTAATGATATTTTTAGGCGGTGCTGTAACAGGTGCCGCTGCTACATATCTCACTATGAAATATGTTAATCAGAAGGAAGAACCTATTGATATCGATTTAGATGGATGGGAGGAAGTAGATATTGAAAGTATCGATAGTGACAAAGAAAGAAATGAAGAAGAGAAAAAAAATGAGGAGGAGACTGGAAAGATGCCAACATCTGAAGAAATTAACATTGCTGATAGTCACAACAAGGCAATTCAAGAGTATGTGGAAACTCATAAAGAACCGCCAATCGAAATAGTAGAACCTGTTATAATTACAAAAGAAGAGTATGATGATAGTCCATATCAGCATAACTCATATCAGTACTTTGCTATGGATAGTCTTTTAATAGATGACCAGTTACATATAGTTGATACTGATATTTGTGGTACAGAGTATGTAGACATTTGTGAAAGTGAAGGTGTTGCATATGTACGTAATGACGAAGAAGAACAGGTTTATGAAATAGAGTATTATGACTATGAAACATATGAAGATGTTAAAGCCAAATACTTAGATGACGACCCATTTAGTTACGAGGAGGATATTTATGAAGATTAATACACCACTAACTCAAGATTATTTTGACTGGTTGGTGAAAGGTCTTCTACAGCTCAATCCTGAAACGGAGCAGCCACTAATCGAGGTTTGTCATATGCTGTTCTTAAGAGATTATAGTGCTACATTACAGATGGATGTAGCTAGAGAAAAAGACGGAACTTTGTTACGTGATATTTTCACAGCGAGACTTGTTGGTGATGCAGTAGTCATCAATGGGTCTCCTTGGAAGAATCAATGTAGCTTATTAGAAATGATGATTCAGTTATGTGTACGTATGAAAGAAGAGTTCTATACTTCATATGAGGACATGTGTCCAGTCATAAAAATTATATTTATGAGTATGTTACACAGTTTAGGAATCTTAGATGAGAATAATGAAATAGTTCCTGTTAATCTAGCACATGTGTACATTGATAATTTCTTACATAGAAACTTTGAACCAAACGGCAAAGGTTCACTATTTAACTTGGAGGATAAAACGCAAGACGTGGATTGGAGAGGTGTTCCTATTTGGAATCAGATGATGGCATTCGTTACTTTCTTCAATCTTTTTGCAGAATACGATGAGGAATAAGTATGGATTTTGTTAAAATGTCTTACAGGACTAATAAAGGCAATATTGAAGTTTATCCCAAGTTTATAGTGAAGAAGTCTAATGATATTATGACACGAGGCGGAGATTTCTATGCAATTTGGGATGAAGAAAACGGTATATGGTCTACAGATTGGTATAGAGCCATAGAGATGATAGACAACGAACTTACAGAATATGCTAAGAAGTATGAAGGTGCACGAGTTTTATATTTGTGGGATGCTGAATCTGGTATGATTGATAAGTTCTATAAGTTCTGTCAGAAACAAATGCAAGACGACTATACACAGTTAGATTCTAAATTGATATTTGCCAACAGTCCAGTTAGTAAAGAAGATTATGGGAGTAAAAGACTTCCGTATTCGTTGGAAGACATTGATATTCCTGCTTATGAAGAGTTAGTCTCAGTTCTTTATAGTCCTGACGAAAGAATGAAACTTGAATGGGCTATAGGTTCAATAGTTGCTGGAGATAGTGTTGATATTCAGAAATTCCTGGTTCTCTACGGTGATAGAGGAACAGGTAAGTCAACAATTCTTAACATTATAGAAATGTTGTTTGAAGGATATATTGGTCGCTTTGATTCAAAAGCTTTGGGTAAAGGTACAAGTTTTGCACTAGAATCATTAGGTGATAATCCTTTGGTAGCAATTCAGCACGATGGTGACCTATCAAGAATTGAAGACAACACTTTGATAAATTCTATTGTATCTCATGAAGTTATGTCTGTAAATGCTAAGTATAAGAGTCTTTATGATATGCGTTTTAATTCATTTCTATTCATGGGTACAAACAAGCCAGTAAGAATTACAGATTCGAAGTCTGGTATATTAAGAAGACTTATTGATGTTACTCCAACGGGTAAAAAAATAGGATTCTTTAAGTATAAGTCACTTATGAAAGATATTCGGTTTGAACTTGGAGGTATTGCATACCATTGTCTTCAAGTCTATAATGCAAACAAGAATCTTTATGATAATTATGTGCCTCTCAATATGATGGGTGCATCAAATGACTTCTATAACTTTGTTCAGGAAGTGTATGATATTTTCTTATCTAAAGAGACAATAACATTAGGAGAAGCATGGGATTATTATAAGCGATTTGTAGATGATGCCAGAGTTGCTTATCCTATGTCTAAGCGAGTATTTAAAGAAGAACTCAAGAACTATTTTAAAGAGTTTGAAGAAAGAAAGCGTGTCGATGGTATTAGACTCAGAAACTGTTACTCAGGATTCAAGTATGATATTTTTGAACAGCAGACAGAACAAGTATTAGAACCAGAGAATAAGTTTATATTTAAAGAACAGCCTTCGTTGCTAGATGACTTTTGTGCTGAATGTCCAGCTCAGTTAGCGACGAAGAATGGAACTCCTAGTAAAGCATGGGATGACGTAGAGACGACATTAAAAGATATTGACACACACGAACTTCACTATGTTAGAGTTCCAGAGAATCATATTGTAATAGACTTTGATATTCCTGATGAATTAGGAAACAAGTCATTTAAAAAGAACTTAGAAGCAGCTAATGCGTTTCCTCTTACGTATGCTGAATTAAGTAAATCGGGAGCCGGAATACATCTTCACTATTTATATTCTGGAGATGTGTCACAGCTTTCTGCAGTTTATGGTGACCACATAGAGGTGAAAGTGTTCACTGGCAAGAGTTCGTTAAGGAGAAAATTAACTCGATGTAATGATATTCCGATTGCTACAATAACTTCCGGTCTCCCGTTCAAAATAAAGAAGAAAGGAGACCCAATGATAGACGAATCAATAATTAATGACCAAAGACATTTGGAAAATAAGATATTGTATCATCTTGAGAAGAAAGCATGCGGAAACACAACACAGTCTGTAAACTTCATAAAAGAAGTCCTAGACCAAGCATATAAGAGTGGTATGACGTATGATATTCGTCCAATGAAAGAGAGAATTATACGTTTTGCATCTAACTCAACACATAATAGTAATGGTTGTCTTAAGGTGCTTAATGATGTACACTGGTGCTCAGATGATATTTTAAATGGACCTAATGAAGTACAAGAAGACAGCGAAGACAAACCAATTGCATTCTATGATGTGGAAGTATTTCCAAACTTGTTCGTTTTATGTTATAAGTTAGTAGGATGTAAGACTTTAAAACTTATTAACCCAAATCCAGATGAAGTAAAAGATATTATTAATCGATATAGGTTGATAGGTTTCAACAATAGAAGATACGATAACCACATTTTGTATGCAAGAACTCTTGGTTATATGAATGCTCAGTTGTATGATATTTCACAAAGAATTATTAAAGGTGATAAGAATGCATTCTTTAGGGAAGCGTATAACATTTCATACACTGATATTTATGATTTCATGGCTCAGAAGAGGTCGTTAAAGAAACTAGAAATAGAAATGCACATTAACCATTTAGAGTTAGGTTTGCCATGGGATAAACCATGTCCAGAAGAGTTATGGGATAAGGTTGCTGAATATTGTTGTAATGATGTAGAAGCAACTGAAGCAGCATTCGAGTTTCTTAAAGATGATTGGGAAGGTCGTAAGATATTAGCAAAACTTGCTGGTGGTACAGTTAACATGAGTACTAATGCACTTAGTACAATGTTTATATTTGGTAAGAATAAGACTCCACAAGATAAGTTCCACTATAGAAATCTTGCAGAGCCAGTTACTACTCTTACTGAAGATGAACTTGTGTTCTTAAGTGATATTAAACCAGAAATGATTAATGGCAGAGATACTAGAGAACCTGAATCATTCATGCCATTCTTCCCTGGATATGTATATGACCATGGAAAGTCAACCTATAAAGGTGAGGAAGTTGGTGAAGGTGGCCTAGTAAGAGCAGAGCATGGTATATGGTTTAATGTGGCACTCTTGGATATTGCATCAATGCATCCAAACAGTATTGTAGACGAGTTGCTCTTCGGATTAGAATACACAAAGAGATTCTATGATATTCTCAACGGTAGACTTAAAGTTAAACATGCCGAATTTGAAGACTTGAAGACTTATGCTGATGGAGCATTCGTAGATGCTGTGAATGATATTCTGGAAGGTAAGATTGACCCTAAAGCACTTGCATATGCGTTAAAGATTGTTATTAACAGTATTTATGGTCTTACTAAAGCACACTTCCCTAATGCGTTTAAAGACGATAGAAACATTGATAATATTGTTGCTAAACGTGGTGCACTGTTCATGGTTGATATGAAGCAGGCTGTAGAAGAACGTGGATTTAAGGTGGTTCACGTAAAGACGGATTCGATTAAGATTCCTGATGCAACACCTGAAATTATAGAGTTTGTTAAAGAATTTGGTAAGCTCTATGGATATACTTTCGAGCACGAAGCTACATATAAGAGGATGTGCCTTGTTAACGACGCAGTTTATGTCGCTAAGTATGCTACAGAAGAAGAATGTATCCAGATGTATGGATATTCTCCAGAAGACAATTCTAAACATGGTGGAGAGTGGACTGCAACTGGTAAACAGTTTAAAGTACCATATGTATTTAAAACTTTATTCGATACCTCAAGCCCTATAGATATTTACGATATGGGTGAAGTAAAGAGCTCACAGACAGCATTATATTTAGACAACAACGAAGATTTGGGCTTGGATGAACACAACTATTGCTTTGTTGGTAAAGTTGGACAGTTCACACCAGTCAAAGAAGGTAAGGGTGGCGGTGACTTAGTAGTTATCGCTAAAGACAAGGAAGGTAATGATAAATATGACTTTGCTCAAGAAGCGAAGGGATACAAATGGAAACAGACATTAGAGATTCATGACTTGGATGATATTGATAGAAACTTCTATATAGAAAAGGTAGATGCAGCTAAAGATGTTATTAATGAATTCTGTATAGCAAGCAATTATGATTTAGAAGAATTTTTAAAAGGAGCGTAAAATTATGAGTAAAATTACAATCACAAAAGACCAGTATGGAAATGGAAGAGACACAATTTTAATTGAGGATGCAATGATATTTACTAGACACAATAACTTCAGTGGACAGTATAATTTCAATCCTAATGATAATAAGAGAACTGTATCAGTAATCTTAGATGACGAGGATGCTATTAGATATTTGCAGGACAACGGGTGGTATATTAAGCCAGTTGAATTTAATGGAGAGACTATTAATATTCTTAAGCTAGTTGTTTCATATAGATTCTTTGCACCTGATATTTCATCACAGGACCCAGCAAGTGGAAATGTCACACACTATACAGAGGAGACAATCCATATGCTTGATAATTTCCGTAGGGACGATGGATTTGAACATGTAGACTTAATGTTTAAGGGAACACCATGGAATAATCAGAATGGAAGCGGAATCACTGGATATATTCACTGGATGCAGGTTGTTCCACACTACAATGAAGTAGAACAGACTATGGAGAGACTTAGATTTGCAGAACAGGCTTCAGAAGATATTCAGGTACCATTCTAAATCGTACTAAAAACACTTATTATAATAAGACGGAAGTCAAAAAATTATATTCTAAGGAGGAAATATTATGTTTAGTGCAGGATTATTATTGATCTCAGCAGCCGGTATATTAATATCGAGTGAGATGGCAGTTATGGCCGCAAAGGATTTAAGAGAGGACATAAAACAAAAGAAGCAGAAAAAACTTAATAAATTCAAAGGTCAAGACGACTCACAATTTAATGAACCAGTTGTAGAATCAAATGCAGACGAAAAATATGAGACAGAAGAAAATATTGACAACGTTTAAGACAAACAATAAGGTTTTATTGGGGGTAACTTTAAGTTATCCCCAAAATTTTTGGAGGTGAACAAAAATGTATGATATTTATGAAAGTTTAAAAAAATTAGATGAACAGATTGATGAACTCAACAAAAGAGTTCTCGAAGAAGAAAATGCAGAAAAAAGAGAAGAATTACTAAAAACAGTAGATTTTTATGAGGAGATGCGTCTGAGTAAAACAGAGCAGATTAAAAATCTGAAGGATGCAGAACTTTCAGAGCTTCAGAAAAAAGAGTACGAAGCTAAGATAAGAAAAACTGAATTAGAAGCAGAGCTTGTGGAAGAGCAGAAAAAGAATGCTAGATATGAGCTTTTATTAAGATGTAATCCAGTAAACATGTTCAGCGGATTAGCTGGACATTTAATTAGTAGTAGAACTAGTTTAAAAATTGCCGAGCTTCAAGAGCAGGGCAAAGATTACAGACAGACCAAGGAGTTGGTTAATGAGCGTGATGGCATTATAATTAATAGAAGTCGTGACGTTAAATATTGTAAATAAGATATTGGGGAGACTTATGGAAACATAGGTCTCTCTTTTTATTTTAAGGAGGATTTTAAGATGATAGAGAAAGGTAAAGAGTACATTATAATACAGACAAAAAAACCAATGAATATGTTAATGAAGTATGCAGACTCGTATATGTTTTCAAATGAAATCGAATTACCTCACCAGTATTATTTTAGTGAAGATAATTGGGACCACGAGGTTCATAAAGAAAGAAATAGAAGATGGCAAGAAAATGAATACTTGCTTATGAAGTCAACTACTGATAATTTTCACTTCTCAGTTTTATTAAAAGATAATAGTTGTCAGATGTTTTATTTTACTTCTGAATAGAGGAAAAGAATAATGAAAATGCAGATAAACGAGAATCAGGAGACGGCACTACGTAAAATGCACAACGGTTGCATTCTTTGTGGAGGCGTTGGTTCAGGCAAGTCACGTACAGCCCTTGCATATTATGAGGCTCATCATAGTGATAGAGAATTGATAATTATAACTACAGCTAAAAAACGTGACACTCGGGATTGGGAATTAGAGTCAGTCCCCCTCCTTTTGAATTCTTTGATAGTTGATTCCTGGAATAATATTAAGAAATATACTGACCGCAAAGGATGCTTTTTTATATTTGATGAACAGCGCGTCATAGGGTATGGTGCCTGGACCAAGGCCTTTTTAAAGATTACTAAACAGAATTACTGGATATTACTATCTGCAACTCCTGGAGATTGTTGGATGGATTATTTACCAGTATTTATAGCGAATGGATTTTATAAGAATAAGACGGAGTTCGCAAACCTTCATGTTATGTATTCACGTTACACAAAATACCCTAGTGTTGATAGATATTTGAATACAGGACGTCTTATGAAACTCAGAGAAGCTATACTTGTACCTATGAAAGATGAAAGAGACACAGTTAGACATGATATTGATGTGCTATGTGATTACGACTTCATAGGATACAAGGTTGTACAAAAGAATAGAGTTAAGTATATAACTGGAGAACCAATTAAAAACGCAAGTCAGCTCTGTTACGAATTAAGAAAATGTTGTAATTTGGATAGTTCACGTAGTGACGCTGTGCTAAAGATAGTAGACAAACACGAACGAGCTATTATATTTTATAACTTTGATTATGAGTTGGATATTCTTAAAAATCTAGACTATGGTGAAGATGTTACCATAGCTGAATGGAATGGACATACTCATCAAGAATGTCCTAAAGATTTTAAATGGGTATATTTAGTTCAGTATGCAGCAGGTTCTGAAGGATGGAATTGTATAAGTACAGACTGCATTATATTTTACAGTCAGACATATAGCTATAAAGTATTAGAACAAGCTAAAGGACGCATAGATAGAATGAATACACCTTGTAAAGATTTATATTACTATCACATGAAGTGTAATTCGAAGATTGATGCAGCTATAAGAGCAGCACTAAAACGAAAGAAAAACTTCAATGTAAATAAGTTTGTAAATTGGAATTCGAACTAATTGCATCTTCTTTAATAAGGAGGTGATTAGTATGAAGAAAAAAGTATTAACTATTGCATGTGGATGTGTAGCAGGTGCGGCATGTTTATTTGGACTTGCTATCGGAGCAGTAGGTATGAATGAATACTTAAAAGACCCAAATTTTTTTAAGAAGTAGAAACTTATAGGACGAGTAATAATTAAATACTTGTCCTATATTTTTTTTTCAAAGGAGGTAATAATGAAACATTATGATATTTATAGTAAAGAGGCTTGGGATGAGTTCTTTACTAAAGAGCTTAGTCAGTGGATTAAAGAACAATCCGATTATTTTGACGCTTGCAAAAAGCAGAAAAGGTTCCAGGTACCATTAATACCTGTAGACAGCGAAGAAACTAAGAATAAACTGATATTCTATTATTGTGAAGTTCTCGGATACAAATTTAATGAGAAATCAAATGTGTTTGATATTTCTGGTTTAAACTGGAAAGGTAATATGCCAGAAATAGGTACTAGTTGGAATATTATTAGTAAGAATCAAGATAGATATTTACAGTATAAATAAGGAGATGATAGAATGTTTGATATTGAGATTTTAGGATATAGTTTTAATTATAAACATGATGATAGAAAGTATCCTATAGTAAATATAGAGGCTAGACATGAAGATAATTTTTTATGTATGCCTATTGAGTTTAAAAGAGTTTACGATGCTTATGATTGGATTTACAATTGGAATGATAAAGCTCTAGATAATATGATTAAAAATTTCGTAGATGAACTCTGGAAAGAATTTCATAAAGGTATTCCTAAAGTATATGAGATTAGACTTTATATTACTTTACCTATTAGACCTGCTACGTGGATTAAACAGCATATTGACAATGAATTTAAGAAACGTCTTGCTATAAAATGCGATGAAGATAAATTCTATAGAGCGCTTTCTAACAGTAGATTTGGTATTATATCTCATGATATGCGTCATATGTATCCTTTACCTATTATACCTGAATCAAGTCCTTTATATGGTAAAGATATGAAACAGACGTTTATTGATGAGACTTTACTAGATACCGATTTAGCAGATTCTATAATGTATACAATTAGATGTGCTCATCATGATATTAATAAAGTAATGGAAGCAAAACAAAAAATTAAGGAGTATGAGAAGATGAAGATAGAAGATGTTATATTTAATAATCCAGCAACAATTGTGTTCTGGAGAGATGGTAGCAAAACTGTAGTTAAAGCTCAGGATGGTGAGCCATTTGATAAAGAGAAAGGTCTTGCTATGGCCTATGTAAAGAAATGTTGTGGTAACTTAGGTAACTACAATAATATTTTCAAAAAGTGGTGTAAGGAGGAAAAGAATGAGTAGTAGAGAAATTTTTATATGTTTGGCTGTAATGTTCTTCATTGGATATTTAGTAGGTAGAAGAATTGAAAGACATCTTGCTATGAAATGTATGGACGAACTTCATAAAGAATTAACTGATGTTATTGAAAAGCATAAAAATCATAGAGAACAGATGTTTAAAGAATTAGATAAAATTATGATGGAATGCGAATGCAAACCAAAGGAGGATTCGGATGATTAAATTTAAATTTACATATAAAGGTCCTGTATTGATGTTTGATAAGGTTATAGCTACAGATTACTCGTTTGAGACTATAGCAGAAAACAAAAAGAAAGCAGTATCAAACATGAAATACCAGTTCAAAAAGGACCATAATTTGGTTCGTACATGCAAAATTACATTACGTGAAGACCTTGTACATAACACAGGTCAGCAGTATATGTATTAATCGTAATAAAAACTCCTTTTAATATAGAAGGAGGTGAACTATATGACGATATATGTAAGCATTATATATAGATTTAGCATAGTAGATTATCGTTTACTTGATTCAGATTTATATATTTCTAATGAACCTGATTCGATTATTTATTATCTGTATAAAAACTATCTGGAAAATAAATTAGGTGATAATAAATTAGGTGGTAGACTAGAAAAATATCCGAATTTGGCAAAATATAAAGGCGAAGATCATTTATGTGAAACTAGATGCTTTGATACAACAGACGGTACATATGAAGTAAACACTTTTAAAATTAATATGATTGATAATTAATTTAAAAGGTAGGTCAGAGCATTGGCTTACCTTTTTTCTTTTAAGGAGGAAAGTAATAATGAAACAACATTATGAAAAAAAAGATCCATCTTTAGCAGAATTTCTTGATGTTCAAGCTAAAATGGAAGAAAGAATTAGAAACGAGAGCATAAGACGAGAACTTGTTAAAGAGGGTGTTGACGTTGTAAATCATCCAGGACATTATGAGACTGGGAAATTTGAATGTATCGAAGTTATGCAGGAAGCTTTAGGCATAGATGCTGTTAAAGACTTCTGTATATGTAATGCGTTTAAGTATTTATATAGACATAAGCGTAAGAATGGACTTGAAGATATTAAGAAGGCTAAATGGTACATTGATAAATATTTGGAGTTAAGTGAAGAATCGTAATAAAAACATCCTTTATTATAAGGAGCAATAAATTAACTTTATTTTAAAGGAGGAAAACATTATGACAAAGTTAAAATTTGCAAGACCAGTAAAAGGTGGTTTATGCCACATGGAAAAAGATGTTAGAATCTTTTTTAGACCAAAAACATCAACATCAAAAACACAGAATGACTATTTTAGAATAGTCTTCAACCAGGGAATCGATAAGATAATATCGGATACAGGTTATGTTACTATAGCAGTAGAGGACAATAACATGTATTTCTTAGGGGTAGAACGAAAAGAAGGCTGGAAAATAAGCAAACAGAATAGAGGTTGTACTTCGAATGTTCAAATAACATTTGATTACTTATCTGATGATATTAAGAAATTCGTTAGAATAAGTCATGATATGGAATTCGAACTCAAGTATAGCGAAGAATATGGTTTGTATTATATCGGCCATCCACAGTTAAACTTCGCAGGAAAACGTGGTCCTGGCAGACCTAGAAAACATTAGTAACTTGTAAACTTAGATATTAATGGGAACTTCGGTTCCCTTTTTTCTTTTTTTAAAAGGAGGTAATAAGATATGGTAAGATCAATAACAGTTAAAACAACATATAGTGATGAACACTTAGGTGATGTGTTAGATTATAAACTTAAAAGTCTTCAGGAAAAAGGTCATACAATTATTGGTGTACATCAGGTAAAACGTTACCCTCGTGTTGGATTTTGCCTTGACGAATTTGTTGTAGTTTATTCAGAAGGTGATAAATATGGCAAAGAAGAAGAAAAATAATCTCACAGAGTTAAGTTTTGATGAAATATTTATTATATTAGAAATGATTAACAAATGCGACGAGAAGTCTCAGAAAGAATGTTATGAGACAATAAAAAATATTAAAAAGATATTTGGAGGTGAATAATATGGGAATTAAAGATGAAACACCGGATGACAAAGTTATATTTGATTCACTGGACAATCGTATGAAGTATTCTAAGGGATTACAAGTAGAAAAAATAGACCCTTGTGCTTGTAATACTTGTGTATACAAGGAGAATAATCCTTATAAAGAACCTTGTGGAACTTGTTTAAGTCCACTTAATGATAAGAACTTTTATGTTAGGGAAGGTTCTGAAACAATACCAAATGTAGCTAGACAAGCAGTAGGATTAGAGCCAAAGACAGATAATCCTAAGACTATGGATGATATTTATAATTTGTTAAAGGAAATTTTGGAAGAACTAAAAAATGACAAAAAAGAAGACTAAGGATTCAAACAGAGACAAATGTAAAGGATGTGGCAATAAGCAGGAGTACGTTGACTCAGAAGGTAGAAAGCGTTACTTCTGTATTGCTTTTGAAAATATGTACATGAATACCGACCATCACTTTTGTCCGTTGGATATTCATGAGAAGGAGGAACTATGGAAAAGATACAGATTTGTGAGGTGATTAAATGATAATTGACAACTTAAAGAGAGCTTACTACGAGGATGGTGATGAGTTAAGTGTTCTTAATTCTAATGCTAAGCCTTGCGGACAGTTCAAAAAGTTAAATAAAGATATTTTCTATAAGTTTGTAGCTCCAGTGGCTAGATATTATAGAAAAAGTCCGATATACGACGATGTTAGACCTGTTATATTTCACATGACATACGGATTATTTAGAAAGTATGTTGTCATGGGTGTGTCTTGGGAAGATGAAGACATTGATTATACTTTAGATGTTTCAATTCCAAAGAAGGCATCAGATAGAGATATTGACGAGTATGCTTACTCCTTGATATCTCGTTTAGTTGATAGGAGGTAATAAGATATGAATGAATACACAAAAATTGAAACAGTTTACAATAGAGATATTGAAGGAACAAAGAAACTCATTGAAGGAGACTTCAGAAATAAAACAGTTGAATTCTTAGCTAAGGCTAATTGGATTTGGACAGAAAAGATTGATGGAACAAATATTGGTGTAGTATGGGATGGACATAAGGTTTCATTCCAGGGTAGAACAGAAAGAGCTCAGATTCCAGCTCATTTGGTTAATAAATTAAATGATATTTTTGGTGGTGAAGAGACTGAGGAATTATTTGAGCAGATGTTTGGAGAGAAAGAAGTTATACTCTTTGGTGAAGGATACGGCAAAAAGATTCAGAAATGTGGAGCAAACTATAATCCAGACGATTGTTCTTTTATATTATTTGATGTGTACATTGTTGAATCAAACTTATGGTTAGAGAGACATAATATCGAGGATATTGCTAAGTCATTCGGTGTTGATGTTGTTCCTATTATTAACGTTGGTTCACTTTATGATGCTATCGATTACGTAAAGACGAAACCTAAGTCAACAATTGGTACTGCTGATATGGAAGGTTTAGTTTGCAAACCAGAACTTGATATGCTCGACAGACAGGGTAATAGAATAATTGTTAAAGTTAAAGTAAGAGATTTTTGTTAGGAGGTAATTAAATGAAAAAGAAATTAATAATATTAATAATGATAGTAGCAACAATGTTAACATTAACCAGTTGTGCTAGTTTTGAAAGAGGAATGAAAGATATAAAATCTGAATTATCAGGTGGATTAAATCGCACAGTAAATATATATGGCAGAAATGGTGATTTGATTGCAAGTTATGATGGAAAGATAGACATTGAAGATAGCGATAATTGCAATAAAGTAAAGTTCGAACTTGATGGTAAGAGATATATTTACTATAACTGTCAAGTTGAAGTTATCGAGAAGTAGGTGATTAAATGAAAATTGTAATTGATATACCAGAAGAAAATTATATATCTTGCTTAACAAGTGGATATGCAAGAAAGTCAATATACACTGATTTAGTATATGCTATAAGAAATGGCACACAACTTCCAAAAGGACACGGAAAATTAGTAGATGTAGAAGATGTGAAAGATAACATTAGAAAATGGAAAGGTTATCTTGACGAAGATATGATGGGCAGAATAAATTTTGCAATGGATAACCATATACCAACAATTATAGATGCAGATAAGGAGTAAACTTATGACTGTAGGTGAGTTAAAGGAAAAAATAAAAGATATTCCTGATGATTTTGTTGTGACTTGCACTAGGGATGAGAGTTTTCCAGATGTAGCTAGGGTTTATGAAGTTGCAGATGTGTTCCCATGGAAATCATGGGGTCCAGATGAGTTAAGAATCGTCCATAGTGACGATACTATATATTAAAGGAGGATAATTAAATGAGAGTATTTATTTCACAGCCTATGAGAGGGTTAACAATTGAACAGATTCAGGAAAGGAGAGACCAGATTTGTGAGATGTTAGTAGAGGTCTTTAATCGAGACATTGAATTTATTGACTCTATTAACAAAGATGAGGAGCTTCAGAAGAAAGGCTCTATAGCTATGCTTGGTCATAGTGTTAGTCTTATGGCTGATGCTGACTTAGTTGTAGTTGATGACGTTGAATATGGATATACTGGTGTACATGTTGAGAGTGAAGTTGCTCGTAACTACGATATACCTACTATTGGTATGTATGAATTAATTTATATGTATGCTGGCATTAAAGGTATGCGTGGCGAAGAGTTTAGAAAATTTGATAATAAAATGAAGAATCATTATCGTCATGATAGTGTAATATGTAGTGAATTGCAAAGTGCAGACGATTATGTAATACCAAGTAGGTAGATTTTAAAAAGTGAGGTGCTTATGAGTAAAAAGATTCTTCTAGTGTTGTTCTTCTGTTTGATATTTACTACTAAGGTGAATGCAGCAGATTATTCTAAGCAATTAAAGAGGACTGAGAACAATATTAGAACAGTTCAAACCAAAATTAAGGAAGGGAAAAAAGTATTAAGAAAGACAAATCGAATAATAAAGGAATTTAAGAAACTTGATATTGACAAATTTGCTAGAACTAAATACAGTAAATTCCTTAAGAAGGAGAGAACTAGAACCTTTAAGAGAATCAAGA